GCGGATCACCCTGACTACGTGGACGTGGTGACACGCGGCTTAGTCGCGAAGGCGCCACCGGAGTTTCGCCAGCTCATGATGCTGCTCGATGATGCGCCCGCGGTGGCCTACCAGGTGGCGCAGGATGAGGCGCTCCTTGGCAGACTGCTCCAGATGCCGCCGGGGCCGCTGTTTTATGCCCTGGGCCGGCTCAGTGCGTCCGCAGGCGGGGGGACACGCGCACCCGCTGCCACGGAGACGACCGAACCGCCAGCGGTGAGTGACACACGCACGGCCCTGGCGTCCGGCGGGGCACCGCCCACGGCAGGGACGCCGCTGGCGCCCCCGGCTCAAGGCCCGGGGCAGGCGTCTCCAGCGGGGCGTAGACTGCCCGCCCCGCCACGGCCACTCGGCGGCGGGGGCGCAAGTGGGCCAAGTGGCTTTAAGGAGGGGCTCTCGATGGAAGAGTACAAGAACTGGCGCAAGGGCAGCTCGACCCTGCCAGAGTGGCGGGAGAGGGCCTAGAGCAGCAAGGGCTGTGCGGGGCCGGAGGTAGGCCTGGGCCGTTTATGGGAGAATTAGAATTATGGCAAGTAATACAATCCTCACCATCGGTATGGTGACATACGAAACTTTGGACTGTTTTGAAAATAACCTGGTCACTTGCAAGCATATCGAAAGGAAATATTCTAGTGAGTTCGCCCGTCCGGGTGACAAAATTGGCCCCACCTTAAATATTCGCTTACCCGCCCAGCTCCGGACGCAATCTGGCGCGGCACTCAGTGCGCAGGACTACACGGAGCAGAGCGTGCCGTTGACCATTAACCAGCAAGAGCATGTCGATTTGCAGTTTACCAGCTTTGAGATGACGCTCTCACTCGATGCGTGGCGACAGCGTATCGGCAAGCCCACGGGCATTGTCCTCGCCAACGTCGTTGATGCCTATGCCTGTGGGCTCTATTGGGCGGTGCCCAACGCCATCATGTCGCCCACGACAGGCACCGATAAGTGGCTGGCGTATCTTCAGGCCGGGGCACTGCTGGCGGATAACGGGTGTCCGCAAGACGGCGAGTGGTACGCCATCCTCAATCAGTGGGAACAAGCCGCAGTGGTGAACGGGAACAAGGCGCTGTTCGAGTCCTCCCCTGAGCTCCGCAGGCAGTATGAGCGCGGCTTAATGGGCCAGTCGGGTGGGTATACATGGGCCTGGGATCAGAACATTTCGACCCATGTCACCGGGGCACGAGGTGGCGCGCCACTCTACGACACAACTGTCACAGGCGGCAACTCTATTACGGTTACTGGCTTTACGGCTGCTGCCGCAAACCGCCTCAAAAAGGGTGATATTTTTACCCTGGGTGATCCGGCTGCGCCTGTGGCGGCGAACTGCTTTGCCGTGAACCCGGTTGGCAGGCAGAGCACGGGCAAGCTCCGCCAATTTACCGTCACCGCCGACGTGAACAGTGCGGCCGATGGCACGGCGACCATCCCGATTACCCCGGCACTTATTCCACCGGCCACACCCGCGAATCCGTGCCAGACCGTGGATAAAGCGCCGACGGTTGGCCAGGCGCTGACGTTCATGGGGACGGCCAGCACCACGTATCTCCAGAACCTGGTGTTCCAACGGCAGTGGGCCGCGATGGGCATGTGCCGCTTGCAGGAACCCTTTAGCGGCCAGGCAGCCTACGCGGTCGATAGCGATACGGGCGTGGCGTTGCGGACCTGGAAAGCGTCGGATATTAGTACCGATACCCATGCATCGAGAGCTGACATTGCGTTTGGCATGTGCGTGCCACGCCCCCAATGGTGTTGCAGGGTATGGTCTACGACATAGTGATCACTCCGCCAGCTAAAGCAGGCGGCTTCGTAAGGACGACCCCCATGCTTGAACAGCGGCTTCTTGCAGCACGCTTGAGATTACTTCCTCTACGTTGCGCTGCAAAGGCTCGATCCGAGCCCCGAACGGTTGACCAGCGACACCTACGGATCGGCCTCAAAGCCGGTCGGTTGTTCGGATTGTTTCTCTCTTGCGTCGGTTCAACTTTTACGCACACCCCTTTGGTGTGCAACCAGCAAGCTGAAATCTCAAAGAGCCGTACTCTCTTGAAGCGACAGACAGCGATTGAAGCTGGAATGTCTGGGAGAGTCGTATTAAGAACAGTGTACCTAGTGTTTTGTAACCTATGCAAGGGGTTTTTGCTGTTGCACAGCACAGGGAATTGGCGTACCGCCAACGAGGAATTGCCTCTAGCGAGGCAACCCTTGCTTTCCCCTGTCAGCTAAAGCAGACAGTCCCCCCGCAAGGGAATTTATGGCCAACACGATTCTCGTCCATCGCATGGCGGTCGCCGGACCGCCCTCACCCGCAGAGGAGTCCCCTATGCCCGAGTCCACCGCTGACGTGTACCCAGCCTATTACTACAGCCCGACCTGCCTGGAAGGTCGCGTCTTTGCCTCACAGGACGAAGTGACCGCGGCCAGTGCTGACGGCCCCTGGACGCGCTCGAAGGCCGAAGCAGAGGAGGCCGCCGCGAAGTCTCAGGCCCCCACGGTTCGCGTGCCGCCAGCGCCGCCCGCGCCTGATGAAGAAGAAGAGGCCCCTACACGCCGTTCACACCGGTAGTGGGTTGCGTGCCTGACTTGCTCGGCTCTGGCCGAATTGGAGGAACGTATGGCTGAACATCAGACCCACCGCATTCATGTTGTGCTGGAGGGCGGCCCGATTGCGCCCCTGTTTATTCCCTTGCTCGACGTCAGGGCGGACACGACGCTCCTGGCCAGCCAGTGCACACTCACCGTGGCCGGGTGCCCCAGCCCACTCGAAGTGGCCGTGATGCTGTGCAAGCCCGAGACGGCGCTGGGCGATCCGGGCGACGCGGTGCTCTACGTCTCTGACGTGGTGTCCGTGGTCGCGGGCGAGCCGTTCGTGTTGCCGGGAAGTATCCCGATGATTGGCCAGGCCGGCGTGCTGGGGCTCTCAGTGCCGGTGCAGACGTTGCCGCCGGGGGCCAGTGTGACGGGCACGCTCAGTACGGTGCGCTAGGGGGGGGCTATGCCCAGAGACTTTGTCCCGTGTCTGTATACGGATCGCCAGTTACCGAATGTCGAGGAGTACGGCTGGCAGCGCCGCCTGGAGGTGATCGAACTCTTTGCGCTGTCGGACGTGGTAACGGAGCAGCCTGGCATCATCATGTCTCTCGACTCTCACGCCTATTTTCTTGATGCCCTGGACGAGGACCCTCGCGCTCTTTCTCATCTCTTTACCACGTTCTACGCGGCCATGGCGGCATTGGAGTAGTGTCTATGCCGAGAGACTTTGTCCCGTGTCTGTATTACGAACGGTTGAACCTCTCCCCCCAATTGCTCGGAAGCAATCTGGGCGGAGATTCCGGCACTGAGACCGAGGCCAGTTCCTGACCAGTGACCAGTGTTCCAAGCGACACCTTCTCATCGGCCTCAAAGCTTGGATTGATCGGTTGTTTCTCTCATCGTCGGTTCAACTTTTACGCACACCCCTACGGTGTGCAACCCGGCGAAGTCGAAGTTTCAAAGAGCCGTACCGAGCTTTTTAGCGGCAGACAGTAATTTAAACTGGAAAGCCTGGCTCGGTCGTATTAGAGAAAGTGTATCTAGTGTTTTGTAACCTATGCTACAACAATGTGCTACGCACACGAGGAATTGAGCCGGTGCGGCTCAACCGCCTATCCCTCCCCATGCATAAATGCAGGGGCTTCCCGGCGGTTATGGTGAAGATATGCCATTAGACGAGCGCATGCTTGAGCAGAACGACCCCAACATTGACACGATAGCCGCGCTGCAACGCAGTATCACGGCGACGCTGACGTACATCATGGGGCGGGCGTCCGTGGTGGAGCTGTTTGGCTTGCAGGCGATTCTGAGTCAGCTGGCGTCACGGATGACGCCGCCGGAGGCGGGGAATCAGCTGGAGATGCCGGCCATCCTGCGTGAGCAACTCGCGGAATTGGAACGGCGCAGTACACAGTTACGGGCCGTCGAGCCGATCCCTGCCCCTGTCGACCGCACCTTGGAGGAAGAATTGGAGCGGCGTCGGCAGTACGCGCTTCAGAATCCTGCGCTGATGCACGAGTTTCAAAACCACCTGCGCGGCGAACGATAGGAGAGCCTATGCCCACGTTTTCGGCCCGCCAGGTCGGCACCACCGCGCTGCGCCTGGTCGGCGTGGCAAGCGCTGAGCAAGCGCTGTCCGCCGACATGGCACAATCGGCCCTCGACGCGCTCAACGCCATGCTCTCGGGCTGGGCCACCGAGAAGCTGCTGACGTTCACCAGGCCGAGGCTGACGCTCCCCCTGGTGGCAGGGCAGGCGTCGTACACCTGGGGGCTGGAGCCGGGCGAACTGACGCCCGCCGACATCTCGGGACCGCCCCCGGTGCGCCTGGAGCTGTGTCTCCTGAACATTGGCGGGAGTCCGGCGCAGGAATGGCCCGTCACGGTGCTGACGCAGACGCAGTATGAGACGGGCATTGCCATCAAGGCATTGCAGAGCAGCTACCCGACCTACGTATTTCTGGAGCAGTCGCGGCCCTATGCCGTGCTGCACATCTGGCCCGTGCCAGACCTGTCATACACCTTGATGCTGTTCCCCGAGCAGGAGCGCGAGCCGTATACGCATTGGGACCATGCGCTCAGTTGGCCAACGGGGTATGAGCGGGCGATGGCATGGTCGCTCGCTTGTGATCTTGCTCTCCAGTATGGGATTGAACCATCAGCAGCTTTGCTCAGGACTGCGGAAGAAGCAAAACGCTTGATTGGGAATGTCAATGTTGAGGTGGGCAGGCTGCAGATGGACTACGGCGGGGTGCTGCGGGGGTCTGGCAGTGGTGTGGCAACGGACTGGCCCGCCTTTCTGCGGGGAGGATGAGCCATGCCCCCTCTCCCCGTCCAACTCGTTGGTGGTTCCTACACGTCCCGCGCCAGGTCACTGGACCTGTCACGCTCAGTCAATTGCTACATCGAGCCGTCCGCCGACAAGAAACGCGGCAGCCTCATCGGCACGCCAGGGCTCAAGCGCTGGCTGACGCTCACCGACAGGCCCGTGCGCGGGCTCTACACGGCGAGTGGCTCGCGGGTGTTTGCTGTCGCCGGTCGCACGTTTTACGAGCTGTTCCCCAACCAGACGGCGCTGGCACGCGGCACCCTCATTACCACGGCGGGCATCGTCAATTTTGCCGAGGATGGCCAGCACGTGGTGGCGGTCGATGGCCAGAAGGGGTATCTGCTCGACCTGGCGGCTGGGAGTGCGTTTGCGCCCATCACGGATCCGGATTGGAAGCCTGCCAGCCATGTGGCGTACCTGAATGGCGCGATGATCTTTAATGAGCTGGGCACCGGGCGCTTCTTCTGGAGTCAGATCCTTGACCCTGGCAACCTCGACGCCCTCGACTTTGCCAGCGCTGAGGCGCGGCCTGACCCGCTCGTGGGCCTGAAAACCTCGCACGGCGAGCTCATCCTGTTTGGCAGCACGAGCGTCGAGTGGTGGGTGCCGACGGGCAATTTCCTCTCCCCGTTCCAGAGGCTTCCAGGCGCCGTGATCGATATTGGCTGCTACGCAGGTCACTCGATCCGCATGTTCAAAGATACCGTGGGCTGGCTGGCCAGTGACCCGTCAGGCGGCTTTGCCGTGATGGTGGCCAACGGCTACAAGCCCGAGAAAGTCTCGACCGACGCCCTGGAATCCGCCTTCACCGACTGGGCCAATCTGCCGCACGCGACCGCGATGACGTACACGCAAGACGCGCATCCGTTCTATCTGCTCAACGCCCCGGCGCAGCAGACGAGCGTGTGCTTTGACGGCGAAACGGGCATGTGGCATGACCGGGCCTGGCTGGCCGAGGACGGGAGTTTTGAGCGCTGGCGGGGGGAAGTCAATACGTTCGGCTTCCAAAAGCATCTGGTCGGCGACTTCGAGGACGGGCGTGTGTATGACATGCGCCTGGACTATTACCTGGACGATGAGCGGGCGTTAGTGCGCGTGCGGCGCATGCCGAACGTCGAAGCGCAGCAGCAGCGGCTGAGACATAGCCTGTTCCGGCTCCGCTGTGATGCGGGCGTCGGCCTCGACGGCGGCGTGGTGCCGGGCATGGACCCGCAGATGCGCCTGCGGTGGAGTGACGATGACGGCTCCAGTTGGTCGAGCGAGATCTGGCGCAGCGCGGGGCCGATAGGGCACACGGGCCGGGTGGTCGAGTGGCGCAGGCTGGGCCAGAGCCGACAGCGGAGCTATGAGCTGAAGTGTAGCGACCCGGTGCCGGTGAGATGGACGGATGCGTGGGTGGAGGTGTCCTGATGGCATTACAGAAAACTTCCATGCGCTCGTGCGACCACTGCTATCAACCGATGCCTGTGTTTCAGCATCGCTACTATTGCCCCAACTGCACACAGTGTTTACACAAGGATACGAGGCAGCATGTCGCGGAGCATGGCTCCTGCATTGATGCGCATAAGCCGACATGCTTCCCGTCAGCACTCCCGCCAATCGCTCGGAAGCGATCTGGCCGGAGCTTCTCGCTGGCTTCCGCCAGCCGTGTGCACGCACACGACGGACAGACCCGCAAGCATAGGCGTGCTGACAACGCCCCGCATACGGCATTACACCGTATGCATTCCAAAATTCGGGAAACGTTTGCATCTTTTACGCAGGAGAAACGTTTGAGTTCCTGCAACCCGCAAAATGCACTTGTCAAGGAACATGAGCTTAAACTGGTGCTCCCCGAGGCCT